TAGGTGTATGAGCTGATGTCGTACGAGAAGCCGATTTGTGGCCACTCGATGATCATGCTGTCGACGACGTTGTGGCACTCAACGGTCTGAGCAACACCCGAGTCTGGGAATGGCAACTGCTTCTGGTGGATGACCATTGCACCTGCAGGCATGAAGCGGTGCGTCACCAAGTCAAGCATGGTGCCGGTTGCTTCGTTGGCGATACCAGTCACCATTGCGCCAATTGCAACACCATCTGAGCCGGTGCTGTAGTTGAAGCGGTATGAGGTGCTGGACTGCTGTGACTGCAGAGCCTTCGACAAAGCACGACGAACTGCAGCAGACGTGAAGATCACTTCTGGGTCAGCCATAGTGCTGTTGTAGAGCGAGACCAGTGCATCCTGAATGAAGCCACCAGGCTCACTCTGAGAAGCAACAGTGTTGTTGAACTGGGCCTGGTAGCCACCCGACTGAGCCAACGTGCTGATAAAGCCGTCATAGCCTGAGCCAGAGTTAGCACCAGCAGCGTAGGTGTTGTAGGAGCCGTCCGAAGCAGGAACACCGGCAGCGTAGGTTGCGAACGACAGACCAGTGACACCGGAAGCCAGCGAAGGCGTGGTGGCGCGGTAGACAGTTGAACCAACAGTGACATAGATGTTCACTGCAACAGCACCATAAGGAGCAGTTCCAGTCCACGTCACCTTCACGCCCTGACCAGCAGTGGCGTTAGTGACACTGCCAGCTGAGACAGGAGCAGTCTCACCATAGGCAGAGGACAAGGTGATCTGAACAGTGCTAGACGAGGTAGCAGGCAGACCTGAACCAGTCGTGTCGTTTGCGCCAGTGACAGTGCCAAGACCAGTGGTGGGCAGGGCAGTCGAAACAGCGTTCAGCATATTGCGCTCTTCAGCCAAGAAGTGAGCCCAAATCAACGCCGTGTGGGACAGTTGGCGCAGGTCGGTGTATCCCTGACCGGCGAACTCGGCCTGGAGCGATACAGAGTCCGACAGACCCTGCTCAACGAACGACTTGACAATCTTGTCAGCTGCGTAAGTGATTTTGGTCGGGCGGTTGAGCGAGACGCCACCAAACGACGTAGAGGCTGAGTTGCTGTTGAAGAACGACGAGGCCTGACCAACACCACCAACACCGGCGTTAGACACACCAGTGATGCGACGGAATTCCAGAGCCTGGCCCTGAGCCTTGATGCGAGCAATGCTGTTGCGGAGGTAGAGCTCCTTTGGAATCAGCAATGAAAGCACAGGGTCGAGGTCGTATGGGACGAGACCGCTAACGCCTGAGATAGTGCTGTTCAATGGTGAGGTAAGGGTCAAGTCCTTCTGGAGGTCAGCAAGACCATCCAACGAAGACTGCACAGCAGCAAGCTGGTCACCGGAAACAGCCTTGCTGATTTCGCTGGTGAGTTCAGTGATGCGTGAAGCAGTGTTCACAGACTTGGTGATGCCACGCTGTGGGTCGAAGGAGATTTCTCCACGAGCCTTAGCAGCGAGGGTGTTTGACTGGACAGTGCTGAGGGCTGACTTGTAAGCCTCAAAGCGCTTGACCTGCTCATCTGCAGGAAGACCTGCAAACATCTGGTCAAGGGAAGGTGCGGCGAGTGCCATTGTTTTTCCTTTGGGTAGTGGTTAGTTGTTTGCTTCCAAAGCCTGAGCCGAAGCCAGGTATTGGGCGCGAAGTGCAGGATCAGTGACTTGCTTGGCAATGTTGCGGAGGCGCAGAGCTTCCACTTCATTTGCCAGCACTGCTGCTGATTTGCTGGTTTGCTCACGGGTGGCGCGGAGTGCAGGCCCACCAGGAACAGCCATTGACTTAACCTCATCAAGTGCGGCCTTTAGCAGTTCAATCTGCTCTTTTGCCTCACTCAATTCAGCCTTCGCTGTCATGACTTCTTCAAGGCCCAGCGCCTTGACGATTTCGGAGCGCAGTTCGTCCTTGATTTCAGGGGTCGCTGTGTCTGCGCTTGCGTTCTTCAATAGGTCGGCTGAAACGCCAAGACCAACATATGCCATCATGTCTCCTGTGTTGTCGTTGTCCCATCCAGTGAATGGAGCTTCTGTCTGGTTCTCACTGGCTTCATCAGTCCACCAGTCCAAGAACATCTGCAATGTGCAAAGGAGCTCCTTGACATCACAAACCTCATTGTCATCACCAGCCAGCATCTCATCAAGTTCAGCCTTGATGCAGTTGATGAGTCCCTCACGAATTGCTGACAGCTCAGAAGCATCATGCATCTGGTCTTCTGCAGCCTTTGCAGTGTCAGCCTCAACTGACTTCCAGTTCTCTGGAATCAGGTCTTCCTTGCCCAGAGCCTTAGCACGAGCCTTAATGTGAGCCTTCACCTTTGCAGGTTCTTTGGCACGACCAAATGACTGGATGGCATTCTTCAGATCACCAACAGTCTTGATTGGGTAGGAGCCATCAGGGAGAGCCTGGCCTGCTTCAGCAGCATCAGCCCGTTCCTTGTCTGAGTAGTCACGCTTCTCAACATCAGGCTCTGAGCTCTTCATGTCTCGGTTTTCCAGCTCTTCAGGGATGCTTGGGCGATTTGGCTCATCAAACTCTGCCCGACCCTCTGGCTGCTCACCAGTGCCACCACAGACATCACAGTCAGTCTCTTGGGTGTTGCCCTCAACATTGGACTTCTTGCCAGTGCCAGAGCAGGCTCGGCAGAAGAATGGTTCGTCTCGGTTCAGGACTTCCTTGTCCAGACCAGGCTCTTCGGTCATGACAGCCTCAGCATTCATTGCTGGGCTCTCAGCCTTCTTGATGTCTTCCACTGCAGTCCCTTTCACAAGTGTGCCGTTCACCGACTTGGCAATTTCAACAACACAGCTTGGGTTGGCTGGGCGGTCCACGAGAGAGACCTCTACAATCGTACCGTCAATGATGCGCCCACCGGGTGCTTTTTCATCCTTGACTACCCTTGCGCCCTTAATCCCCACGCTAAATCCGGTGTATATTCCCTCTTCCACCATGAGGGCTGCCTGTGGATCAACAACCTTTGCAGTGACCACAAAGCCAGTGCCAGTCTGAGTCATCTCAGTGGCCTTGCCCACAGCCTTGCTCTGGTGCATCTCTCGCACGTTGCCAATCTCCATCCAAGCAGGCATAGCCTTAGACAGCCACTTGGGGTCACACACCTGCTGGTCAAGGTCAAGGGTGTCATCTGTTGCCAGACCCTTGACATACATGAAACCATCCTCGCCACGCTTGGCAGTCAGGTTTCCCAGATAGATGCTCTTGATTGATTCAGTCATGGATTCTCCATTAGTCAAGTGAGGGCTGCATGTAGCACTCACAGTTTGGGTGAAGCGGTGGGGTTTCATCCCCTAAGTCATGAGGATTGTCAGATTCTTGCTCCTGACAAGCATCACAAGGGTCATAGGTTTCCCAGTCCCACTGAGTAATTCCAGAGGATTCATAGGAGTCAAGGGTTGCAGCATTTGCAGCTCTGGCTGTTTCAGTGGCTGCAATCATGGCTGCTCTGTCATAGTCAAATGCCCAGTTGCTGTAGATAGCCTGAGTTATCTCATCCATTGTCGCACCAGTGCGGAGACCATCAGCAATGGTGTTTCCAATGTGTTCCAAAGTGGTGTCTGCCACTCCCTTAATGGTGATGCCAGAGTTGTCCAGCAAAGCCTTCAAGGATTTTCCAGCCACCTTCTCCGCTGCTTTGGGATCACCAGGTGTCCAAGCAGACCAGTCAATGGTGTTTGCCAGACCAGCAATTGGGGTTTCTGAAGCAACATCTCCCAGTTGAGCCAGAGCATCTACAGTGCCAACCAGACCAGCCTCTGCATGGATTGCCAGCAGTTCCTCAGCCAGTTTCTTCTTGTCAAACTTGACATTGTTCTGGACAGAGGCTTTGGCATTGTTCTTGTCTGGATCAGTGGACTTGGCAGTTGCCATAGTCATAGCGTGGCGCACAGCACTCTCAATGCCACTAACAGCAGACTGGATGGCAGAGTGGACTCTTGGTGAGTAGTAGTTGGCAACCAACCGCCTGCGAGCCACCATTGCTGGAGTTTCAGCCTTAGTAGTTAAACCTGCTTTTGGGGTATCGTCAGCGTTTGCTGCCTTATCCTCTCCAGCCAGTCCACGAACCCATGAGTAGCCTGCATCCCCTCCCCAAGCATCCCAAGCCACACGACCAGGTGATGGGTAGCCTTCCTCACCAGAGGAGAAGCCAGTTGCATCCTTGTCAGACTGGTGGCGGTCAAAGTAAGCCTTCATCCGGCGCACAGTTGCCATTGAAATCCCAGCACCACGAGCCAAGTCTGAAGCTCGCTTGCGACCAACATCAGTGAAGCCTGAACCAGCCTTGCCATCAGCAATCCAGTCCAGAGCCCTCTGAGCTGCAGCCTGCACTCCCTTTGGTGGTGTGTAGGTTTCTCCCTTGATGATTGCCTGAACATCTTGGTTGAAGCACCAAGCATCATCCTCATTGATGGTCTTGAACTGGAAGTCCCTGAAAGACCCACCCTTGCGCAGACGAGCTGACACATACTTGTTGAAGGCCTTGATCTCATCAGAGACTGAGGCTTCAGGCTTTACCGAAGTTTCCTCCGGCTTGCTTTTGTCCGAGCCTTCTTCACTCTGACCTTCTTGGCCTTGTGTGCTTTGTGCATCTGACTCACTTGGGGTCTCCTTCTGCCCGATTGTCTCACCGGTGCTACTTGTGTCAAGCAGACCCTTCAGGAACTGGATTGCATTACCAGCCACAATGAATGGCTCATCAGCTTCAGGCATCTCATACAAAGCCTGCCCAAGTTCTCCCTGCACATCATTCAGAGTCTTCTGTCCTGAGAAGAGGGAAATCTGCAGAGCCTGAGCCTGCTCCTTCTGGGTCTCAGCATTTGCCCTGTCCTGCATCACAAAGGTGACATTGAGATCAGCATCAAGGTAGCGCCGGCCCAATGAGTTGATGATGTCAGTGACATAGTTCTCCATTGGGCGAGTTGAAACCGCCTCTGAAGACTCAGCTTCACCATCATGGGCTCCCTTGCCACCACCCAGCCCAGCACGAGCAACGACACCAAGTGAAGATGGGGTCACACCAAAGATTGCAGCAATGCGCTTGATAATAAATTCGTCATAGTCGCTCTTGTATCGCTCATCCTGGCTGGGCATTGCCACTGGGTCAAACCCATCCGGCAACACCTTGATGCGGTGTCGCTCAGCAGTCGAACCAGTCAGCCGGTCATTCAGAATGCGCTCATAGGCACTGAGTTTCTCCAAAGTCAGTTCCATGCTGTTTGTCTTCATGAAAGTGGTGGGCATGGAGCCAAACTGATACTCAGCTCGCATCCAAGCCTGCCGGTCAAGATACAGACTTGCAGCAGGAATTGCTTCCTCAACTGGGCTGTATCCATACGGGCTCCAAGTGCGCCGGTTCTTAATGAACACAGAAAGTTGGTCAGTCTTGTATTCCCCATACTTACCAGGTGAGTTGTAGAAGTCACCATCTGATTCTGGGGAGGCCACAAACTCCCCTCGCGGGAATCCCCACAAGACCTGCTGATACGCAGGAAGCGGTGGGTGCGGAACATCCCCACGATTGTCCAGCAGAATCTTGATGGTTGGTGCATCAATCACATCAAACCCAATGATGTCCCCACCAAAGTTGTATCGGGGATAAACACAAAGCTGGTCATATACAAAGACCTGCCACAGAGCCTCAGTCAGCCACTCAGACCAAGACCGGTCACTCTGCACATAAGGGTTCTTCCAGAACGCAGTGAGGCGGTTGATTTCATCCCCATACATCTCACGCCCAAGCCGTGAAGCCTTTGCATGGCTGCAGTTGTTGTCCTGCATAATCTGAGCCACAGCAGACTCAGACAAGTCAAATGACCAGTCCTGCTTGATGAGATCACCAACACGGATTTCAATTGCCCTGTGAATGATGTCGCACTGCTCAGCCAAAGACTTCAGGACTCCATAGGGAACTTCCTGCTGGGTCAAGTTCAGGTTCGTAGCGACCTGATATTCGTACTTGCGAGGAAGAGCCCTGCCAGTCTCATCCAGCACTGCATCAATGGGAGCAGGAAGCAGTGGAGCTGCCGGCCCAAGCATTGCGCCAAACCCACCACCACCAGGTGTCACACCAGGTCGCTCCATTGGGATTGCCTGACCAATGCCAGTGACAATTCCCTGACCACCAACAGTGCTGTAAGGCTCAGCAGGAGTAGCTCGGTTGTAGTTAGTAGTTCCCATAGGGGAACCAGCCAACCCAGCCTTGACAGCTTCTGCAACAGTTTCTGCCAACTTCTGGTCTCTAGCCTTACGGCTGAAGCGGTCTCGGAGTGCCATTTTTTCCTTATCTTGGATAGACCTGAACTAAGTCATAGTCATTGTTCTTCATGCCACAGTGAGGGCAGTTGGTGGCTGTTGCTGATACAGGAAGACCACAGCTTGGGCAGGGTGGAGCAAGTTGTTGGAAGAATCTATCCGCACTAGTTCCACCAGCCAGACCCAATTCTGTAAGACCATGAACCAGGGCATCCAGTCTGTCAGGTGATGTGCCTGAGTCTGGAACCCACTGAGTCATCTGGTCTTCTAGTGGATCAAAGGAACCAACATGGGAAACCCTGCCCTGCTCATACAAAGCACTGATGGGCTCTGCTCTGAGACGTTTGCCCACTTTGGCAGTGATTCCCTTGAATGGTGCAGAGGGGAAGACAGACCTGATGGTTGCTTCCACCATGTCCCCACCCTGGTTCTTCTCAGCAACAATCCTGTCAGCTGAAAAGTCATTGAAGGCTTGGACAGCCCTGTGAGCCCAGCCAGAGGGCGATTCTCTGCAGCTTCTGTCAGCAAGGACATATCCCCTGCCATCAGAGCCTTTCCCCACCACGACTATGCCGGTCTCGTCAGACTGCTCACCAGAGGTCACTGCAGGGTCAATGGCAACCACCACCCTCACAAGTTCAGGAAGGTTTTCCTTACTGATTCTGGTTGCATCAATCATGCTCAGATTCCACAGCGCACCAGGTGTGTCGGTCAGAATCTCTGCATAGAGTTCCTGCCTACCAAGTCTGGTTCCCTCATATCTGGCTCTGAGCTGTGCCAGTGCTGATGGAGCCAAGTTCTTGGCATTGTCAAAGGTGGAGCCTCTAACAATCCTCACTGAGCCATCTGTTCTGGAGGTCAGTTCCCTAATCAGGGGAGTAGGTCTTGGAGTGGTGGTGATGATGGTTCTGGGCTTCTCACCAAGTCGCAATCCAAACTGCAACTGATCCCAAGTGTCTGTGTATCTCCAAGCAGCAAGTTCATCACACCAGGCTCCATGAAACTGTGGGCCACGCAGTCGGTCGGGCTCATCTGCAGAGAACAGCTTGATTCTGGAGCCATTAGTCAGCAGGATTTCTCCCATTGACCTGTTGTAGGACTCCATGATTTCATACCGCTTCAGGATGGCAATGAGGCCACTCTCTCCCTCAGCACAAGTATCTCTAACGTCAGCAAACGTGGCTGCAATAACAGCCCACCTGGTCTTGGGCTTAGAGACTGCCTGCCAGACAATCCACTCTGCAGCAGTCCTAGTCTTCCCAGAGCCACGCCCAGCTAGATACAGCCAGACTGACCAATCTTCCTCAGTCGGCAGTTGTTCCGGTCTCGCCAGTGTGTCTGTCCAAAGAAATCTGCTGGCTGCCAGAGTCTGCAAGGAGTTGTCTGAGTTTTGCAACTTCTCCCTCAATCGTTGAGCCGTCATAAACAACTGACTCCACCTGGACTTTGGCTGGAGCATAGAGACCCAGATACTTAGCTCTGTGTTCCATGATCTTCAGCAGTTTGTCAATGGCTTTGTCATCACCTGTCAGAGCCTTTGCCCACACTGCACGCTGCACTCTGTCAAGCCGGTCTAATTCTAACGCTCTGAGCTCTTCTGTGCCTGCATCAACCAGTGTCCTGCGCATTGCCCTCTGGAACGCTTTCCAAGCTCCAGTGGGTGTGGCATAGTCCACAGCCTTAGCAATCTCATCCCAAGTTGCACCAGCCCTGCGCAGTTCCACAACTTGCTTTTCCTTGATGATCAGGTCTGGGTCTGGTGTCTGATTTTTACTGGTCATGGTTTTACCAACTTGCAGTGCTTTTCACTGATTATTTTGGGATAGGCATTCTCAGCCCGAATCTTGTGGTGCAGTCTTGGGTTGCTAGGCCCCATTGGTGAGATGCTCACACAGGAGGGAGCCATCATCACTGAATACATGGATTTGAGATAAGTCCCAGAGTCTGTGTAGAGGCTGGTCATACCACCAGAACTAGCTTGGGTTTGGGTCTGCACCAGGTCAATCATTGTTGGTGTCAGGAAGAGCTGGCCTCTAGTGCCATTCACCACATAGGTGTTCACATCTTCATTAATTCTGCCCACAAACTCCACAGGTCTGTCAGTGCAGAAGAAGAAGGAGTTCATGGCTTTTCTCAAAACCATTTTCTTGAAGGCTCCACCATTTGCTCCACCAATGAAGTCCCCACCCTGTGCAAAAGCCACAGTTGATGCTTTGGTGTCATCAAGAAAGTCCAACATGGCATCAAAGACTTGATCCAGTTGCTTCACCACAACAGTCTTCAGCACTCCCTCAGAAGGGTAGCGATACTCAAATCTGTTGTAGTCATCATCCAGTTGCAGGAAGTAGTCCAGCCCTAAATCTTTGGCAACCTGGAAAGAGGCGTTTCTGGCATAAATCACACCACGCCTATGTTGCTGGGAATCACCAATGTCAAAGCTCTGGTCAGCCTTGTCAAAGATGATGATTGACTCTTTGCCAAACTCAGCCACATACTGCCCTGCAGTCTCATCCTCACTGTCCAGCAGGATGTAGATGTCTCCTGTGTATCCATAAGCCCTGAGAGTCTTGGCAGTGACCACTTTTCCAGGTCGCTGATGGCTCAGAATGAAGGCTGCAAACTTCTTGTCACTCACTGTCTGCATCCTCTTGGAGCAGAGCTGAGATTTTGTTGGTGAGCTTTACATATCCCAGTTTCATGGCATCATCAAAGTCAATGATCACCAAGACTGAATCCTGCATCAACTTCTGTATTTCCCCTGATTGGTGGGGATAAAACTCAGCAATCTTGCCATAGTTGAAGACTGTGTGCCTGTGGGCTGCAGCAGTCAGGAATCCCTTTACATCACTGGGCAGGTCAGAGGCTTCAATCTCAGCTTGGAGGGCTTTGGTCTTGGAGTCATTTAAGAGCTCTGAGACTTCAGGCTGATCTCCAACAATCTCATACTGAGGGACATCAATCTTGGTGCTGTAAGGATTGGCAATCTCATCTTTCAGGTTGCCATCTGCACCAGTCTCAACTAGGGACATCAGTTCAGACAGCACCTGGTCATCAAAGCCGAGAGCTGCAACATCCCAGTCTTGCTTCATGAGCTCAGTCAAGGTTCTCTCCAGAACCAGGTTGTCCCATTCAGCTAGGGCTCCTGACTGGTTATCAGCTAGGGCATAAGCCTTGATGGTGGCTTCATCCCAGTCTTTAGGAGTTCTTGCCACTGCAATCTCTGTCCAGCCCAGCCTTTTGGCGGCCTCCAGAGTTCCATTGCCTGCAATGACTACATCATTATGTGTAATGACAATAGGCTTGCGTTGTCCAAACTGGTTCAGGCTGTTGGCAATGGCAGCCAAGTTCCTCTGATCATGCTTTCTGGCATTTTCAGGGTCTGACCTGAGAAGATTTATTGACACAGTCTCAATGTGCATTTGTTCCCCTTGAAGACTGGAGGCTGGGTGCAGTGCGCCTAACCTACACAAACATTTTCGCACATTGGCAACAACTTTTCAAGTCGCTTTTGTTTTCTGGGCTTTACCTGGTCACAACTCAATGATGTGGAATGGTGGTGCAACAGTGGTGGTGTGTTCTGCTGTGACCATCAAGGCTCTCTTTAGTGAAGACCTGTCCAGTCTTGGTG